CCGTGAGAGATATTATGTGTTCTTGCATCAATTCTGTCACCCTGCCTTATCGCCATATTACCACCAGCTGCAGCTGAAATAACACCAGTTAGATTGTCTATACTCTTTTGAAGAGCAGATTGCCAGACCACGTTTGCTTTTTTAGTTGAACCATCCAAATCAGCTGATTGTGTAGAGCCCGATGTTTTACTTTCATCTTTTATCGTAGCAACATCTTCACTCAAAGTTTGTTTGAGCATATTCATGTTTTTACGTGCTTGAGCATAATCGATAGACGTATCAGCAAGGCCTTTAAGTATCTTAGATTTACTACCACCCAACCAAGAAGGAAGAATACTACCCTCTACCTTACCGCCCATGATTGCCATTTCAAGTGCTGGTAATGCTTTCACAATATCCTCTACAAAGTCATCTATTTTAAGTCTACCAACTCCAGCTCCCAATTTCGCAAATTCATTTAGAGCGTCAACATTAGTTTTAACCTTTTTTGGATCGATTGATGCTTTAGAGAAATTCTCTAGAGCTGCCATTGGGTCTTTTTTCTTACTGAAGAAACCACCGATACCATCCATTATGGAACTTATGGTATCACCAAAATTCCTTGGCAATTTAACTTTGCCTAACTCACCCATTGCATTAGCATAAGAACCTATAGCTTTTGCATTTAGTTTTATTTGTTCTACCTGTTTAGTTGTTATATTAAATTCAGAGAATTTTTTTAGTTGTTCCAAGGGGTCTTTATCTTTGATGCCGACCAGACTTCCCAGAGCCTTAACAGCACCGCCAACAAAGTTTCCAATAGCACCTAAAGCACCAACACCCTTACCAGCAGCTCCTAATGCCATAGCTTTCGCATAGGAGCTCATTGCCTCTGCAACACTCTTTACTTTTTTTCCATCAATACCATCAGCTGCTAGGGTCATCTTCTTCAGACTATCGAGCTGACTAGTTAAAGTATCTTTGCCGCCAGGAATAAGTTTAGATAAACCATCTGTAATATTTGATACCAGATTACCGAAACTTGCATAAGCTTTCATAGCACTGGCACCAGCTCCTGCTAACATTGCAGCTGCATACGCTGACATTGCACTAGCAACACCCTTTACTTTTTTTGCATCAATAGCACCTGATTCTGTGGTCATCCTCTTTAGAGCATCTAACTGATTAGTTAAAACATCTGTACCGCCAGGTATAAGTTTAGATAAACCATCCATAACATTTGATACCAAATTACCGAAACTGGCAACACCTTTAGCTAGACTTGCAGGAGCTCCTGCTATCATTGCAGCTGCATACCACCCCATAGCTTTGGTAACTTCTTTAATTTTTGCTGCATCTATCCCTGTAGCGCTACTTAATTTTTTCATTGAAGATAACTGATCGTCAAGAGTACCTTTGCCGCCAGGTATAAGTTTAGATAAACCATCTGTAACTTGAGTAACTATATTTGCAAGACTGGCAAGACCTTTTGCTCCAGAAGCTGCTGCCCCTAATGCCATCGCCTTAGCATATTCCATCATCGCTTCAGAGTTGTTCTTTACTTTAGCTTTGTCTATCTCTACTAGAGAGAAGGCCTTTAAAGCTTCCAGAGGAGGCACAGCACCAAGAGCTTTTCCTAATCCACCCAATACCCCATCAGCAAGTGTAGATACAGCACTAAGCACCTTACCGGCGCCGCCCATTGCCATTGCTTTACCATACGCTATCATCGCTTCAGAGTTGTTCTTTATATTCACATGATTAAGTTTCACCTTACCGAATTTCTCCATTTTGGCGATAAGGGAATCTTCACCAGATTTAACACCAAACAAACCGCCAATACCGTCTGCAATAGCACCTACTAAGTTGCCTACAGAACCTATTGCTCCACCTAGACCTTCAGCACCAAGACCAAGACCTAATGCGCCCATACCTAGACCGACTTGTTTAAGATTTGCGCCATCGACATTATCGAATGCTTTTAGACTTTCTGCTATGTCAGGAAATGTTTTAGAAGCTAACCATGCACCACCAGCGATAGCTGCCATAAAGGCTGCGATACCAGCTCCAAGAAATCCCATTGCGGCAACAAATGCCGGGCCCTTGATAGCTGCTCCGGCAATGCCTCCCATAAAACCACCAACAGCTTTACCTACACCAGCACCTACTCCACCTAATGCTCTAGCAATACCAGCAAAAATACCGCCACCCTTTTTACTCTTTTCATCTAAAGATGCGCCACCTTTACCTAATAGACCTACAATCTGTTTCAGATAATCATTGGTTTTTTCTTCACGAGCTGTTTGATCTCTCGCTTGTTCAGCAGCTGCAGCTCCACCAGTTTTTTCCTCCCCTTTCCCCATTTTACTAGCAGCTTTATTGAGGTTATCAGCGACATCTTTTAGTTTATCTACTGTTTCTTCAAAGGTTGCCATTTACTTCCCTTTTGCCGGTTGTGCGGGCCCAGAACCGCAATACAGACCAAACCATGCTGCACCAGCACCTACTACCACAGATACAAATGCACTTTGAGCGTTAGTAGGATCAGGTAATGTCATGAACCAATCAGTCACTTTATAGAACATAAGTCCATATAACGTGATTAGCATGCGAGGCCAGAGACGCCATTTGTCTATTTGGGACGATGATATATTATTATACCATGATGCGGCTTCCGTAGTACTTCTATCTACTTCAATGATATTTACTGTCTCAGTTTCAGCTTTCTTCCTTGCTGCCATTTTGAAGCTCCTCAATTCGATCTGAGTTGTTAGTTATTCTTGTACTGTTATTTAGGGGAGTATGGTCAAAAATGATCTTTTCTAACTTGAGAAAATCGATACGTTCATTCGGTACATATCTCCACACATAATCGCCATCCAAATCTCCACCAGACTTAGTTACTCCAAAAACAGTCTGTGTAAACCCTATCTTAACGATAAGAGCTCGTTCGCCATCAATAAGAACATGATCCCCTTCTTGGAATTGTTTATTAAAAGAAAATGCAATACCTTTAGACCACTTGGTAGCCAAATCTTTAATAATAAAGGCTATAACTACTATACACATCATCCCGATAAACGGCATGATTAGTTCTGTAATCATCTCAGCAGCTTGGGTAGGGCTCAAGATTTCTTCTTCCACTACTTTAATCTCCTTTTTTCCATTTCCATCCTCTCACGCTGTTCTTCCAAGAATTTCATTAATAAACCTACATATATCTCCCTCTCCCATGGCATCATTTCTTCTAATTCAGCAAGACTATAATCATGGTGTTGCATCATACCAAAATTAGTCTTATAATAGTTCTCTAAATTCTCATGCGAGAGGCCTAGTCGAAAAAACTCCGTAAACCTTCAACCCTTACACTTTCCTGTTTTTTGGTCTTAGGGTTCTTGACCTTCATTTCGTGAACCAGTTTCGGCATCGTTTCAAAAAATGTGCTTAAACTGGTAAAATGTTCCGTTGACATACTTTCAATAAATTCTTCAAGTTCATTATCAGACATATCGATTTTGTTGTGTATGGTTTCTCCATCATGGATTTCGTGTACACAATTTTTCACCATTTCAAAAATTACTTTGATTTGGCCGTCAGCAGAGATATTCTGCATATCAGCAAGCTTAGGGTATCGCATGACCATTTTAATATCATCTGTTACATCTACAATATTGGAATGTTCTTCTTCCATTTGCACAGCAACTTTAGATAAGTCCAGTTCATGTTCAACCGTAGTTTCTCCATCACTCGGCATGGTCAACAATAGCTTAACTTTTTCTCCTACAGACTTACTTCTTAATTGTAGAAAAATGTATTCTATATCAAACAATGGAGTTTCGTATGGATCAATTTTTCCAAAAGTACAGGCAGATACTATGTTAGCAAATGCTTGTTCTATTTGGGCATCATCTTCCGACTCTTGTGCCATCATTAATATTTTTTGTTCCTTCACCAACCAAGGCCGAAATTTGATTTTCTTACTGGTGGAAGGGAGAACTAACTCATAAGTAGCAGTCTCAAGTTTTGGTAGTGCCATAATTTTTCATCCTTTATTCATGGTTTAATGTTGCCTTAAAACCGCCTTAAAACAGCGGGTAAGGCTCTTGACAGATTCCGTTCAACAGTATTTACTATAGTTTGTCCTATTTTATCTGCCAAGCTTGGGGGTTGCTGATTTTGATCAGCAGTAGTCCAATATCTAAAATTCATAGATACGGTAAATGTAGCTAATGTATTATTTGTTCCGTAAGACAATGGTATTGCACTTACAGTCTTAGGAAAACATTCCCACAACTTCAATCCATAACGTCTATTCATTTGTTTGTCTAGTAGGTAAACGTATACCGTACCGACATAGTTGTTATAATATCCCATGTTCCATGTTTGAGGATTGAAAGCTGCATACTGCCACTTCTCAAACAAGACTCTTTCATCTAATTCAGCACTAGGTTGAAATGCTATTTCTATAGTATCATCATATGTTACACCATCAACTACAGACCTTAATGGGCCGTATATGTTAGTATCGTTTGTAGTGCCCAAGACCCTGCCAGGTAGGGTTACTGAAGAAGCACGTAGGGATATTGATTTTAAATCTTTTACTGGTACAGAAGAAGCTGCATCTCGCATTGCGTTTGCCGACAATCCCACCGCTTTAGAGGCTGGGGGAAATATTTCTACTTCATATTTGTTGGATTCAGCATATCCCTCTGCTGAGTGATACTCTGATAATATATTGTTGAGAACGCCAAATGCAGCTCCCTCTAAAAATCTTGGCAAAACAGACATTATAGCATTCTCCTAGAATCTCCCCATACAGCAGAGTCAGACGATTTTCTAAACCTTTGTACTGGTAACAGCGTTGCAACTGTAAATTCGTCAGCATCTATTCTACGGAATTGTGTTTTAACATGACCAGCCAAATATCTTTTCAATGTTGGTTTAACCAGATTAATGTTCTTTAAAGAAGAATAATCAACTGCTAACACTGTAGATTCATCAAATTTTGTATTATTACTAAAGTCTACTAGCCTATCTAGTAGTTTTATTCTCAAAGGAATCGGTAAATAGTGTAAATTACAACCAAGGAATCCATCTGGATATTTCTCTATAGGAAGCACAAGAGGGAAAGTGTCGTAATAGGGTAGAGTCTTCTTATGTTTAGGGTCGTATACAAACATATTAAGTCTACCATAAAATGGTACAGATTTTCTTTTACCGTCCCGAATCAAGTCCATAACGCCAGGTTTGCCGAAGTCAGCTATTTTGTCCCTAAACCAAGCGGTTGAGCGAGGCCTGCCTCTAGCTGCTTTGACTACTGATTGTACATACTTACTTTGTGCCATGTAGCTATTTATACGAAATCCCTAGATGATCCTCGTTAAGTATCTTAAACTCCACCCCATTAACATCACAAAACTCTTGTGCAAATTTCCATTTAGCCTCATTTATTAACCACGTTCTAACATTTTTATAGTATCGGCGTGTTTTTCTTTTGGGCGATTTGGGTGGTGAACATTGCACTTTAGGTTTAATCTCTATAATAGATCGTTCAACAGTACCATCGTGTTTTCTTACTTTAATGTAGAAATCAGGGAAATATCGATGTACCTTGCCATCTACAGGGGATAAATAAGGTATGATAATCTCTTCACTACCCCATTCTATAATAGCTTCAGTAGTATCAAGGTATACCATAAATTTACGCTCCCACAAAGATCGATATACTATTCTTTGGGGATTGCCTTTATATTTCTTTGGATTTTTTGGGACGTATTTACCTTTGTATGCCATAACTTTTTCACCTAAATAGACTCATAAGGATATTTAGACAATGGCATTAACATCAGCTATCACAAATCAAGTCGCTAGGGCAGCAACCAAACAGGTAACTGGACTGATTAAAGGTGGACTTAAAGCCGCTTTAGGAGCCGGATCAGGGTCTGGCTCTGATAAATCTGCTTTGCAAGCTGCTCAAACTGGTACAAAAAACCTCTCTTATCCCCTAAATGTGGAAGGTGATGAACAGCAAGGACATTATATAATGTTCATGATCAATGCGGCTGAGCAACCCAAAATCAAAAAAGGTGGAAGATCAGCGCCAGGTAATATTACCTCAAATGAAGATGGTGGTAAACAACAAGGAGCCCCGCCCAAGAAGAGTCAGGAAGCATTTCGAAGAGGTAAGGGCGCAGGGCAAAGTCTTGTCGCTAAACGTCCAGCTAGTTTTAGACTAGACTCTGCTATATCACTCTACATGCCTCCTAGTGTGCAAGTTCAGTATACAGCAAATTATGCTGATGAAGAAATTGGTGTGGGCGCAGAGACAGTTATGAGAGCTGGTAGCAAGGTTATTGAAGCATTTCAAGGGCCAGGCAGTACATGGGATAAAGTAAAGAGTTCTGTAGGTGGAGCTGCCAGTGAACTAGGTCAGGGTGGAGCACAAATAGGAGCTGCTGCACTACTGGCAACGGTAGATGCTATTCCTACAGCTGGAGGCACATCAGCACTTTTACAAATTAGTGCTGGAGCAGTAATTGGAAGTAAATTTGAATTACAATTTACAAACATAGGTCGTAGGGATTTCTCATTTTCATTTAATTTTCTTCCAAAAAGCGAAGCAGAAGTACATATGGTAGAGAGAATTGTACAAACATTCAAATACCATATGATGCCATCTGTTAAAGAAAGTATTGATTTAGCAGGAGTAAACATTAAAGCTGCTAATGGTAGAATATTGACTATTCCAGATACGTTTGATATACAGTACATGTACTTGGGCAAGGAGAACCCCTATCTTAACAGAATTTCTACCTGTTATCTTAAAGATGTTCAAGTGCAATCTGGGGGGGATAAGTATGCGACATTCGAACCATCCGTACATCCTGTAAGCGGGAAAATGGGCCCAGCTCCACAAAAAACATCGTTAACTTTGGCGTTTAAAGAAATAGAAATCATGACCAGAGATAGAATAATGGAAGGGTACTAATGTATTTCGCAGCAATACCAAAAATATTTTATGATGGAACAGGGGCCCAACAAAGTTGGAAAGTTGTTACGAATCTCTTGCGCCGTGTGAAGGTCAGACACCAAGCAACAACTAATACTGCTTTATTTGATACCTATGATATTAAAGAGGGCGAGACACCAGAAATGATTGCTTATAAATTATATGGGGATGCAGAATTACACTGGATTGTTCTTATGATGAACAATATTACGGATAGGTATCATGGTTGGCCAATGTCAACACCACAATTTACAGCATATGTTGCTGACAAGTATGATGATCCCAACGGTGTACATCATTATGAGATCAATCAAACGTCTGGTGACACCACAGTAGTGCTTGATATAGGTACTAGTAACACCGACTATCCAGTAGCAACTCTTATTACTAATTGGGAATACGAAGAGAAAATACAAGACAAATTAAGAAATATTAAATTGGTAGACCCATCTTACGTAGATCAATTTATTTCTGAATATAAAACATTGATGGCTGAGGACAATTTTTAATGAGTGCAAACACCATTGGCAATGCTGGTGAATTTAGTCTAGAACAAGTAGAGATTATTGCAGCTGACAGCACAGCATTGGACATTACTGCAAACGTAGTAGAACTTGATATTTATGAAGATATTGAGAGCCCTGTACTTACAGGAAGAATTGCGTTTGGTGATCCTGTTAACTATATGAACACTCTGCCCATAATTGGTCAAGAGTATATAAAAATAAAATGCAGAACGCCTTCCCTAGAATCTTCCAATGAAATTATAGAACACCTGTTCTTTGCTCATAGTATAGACGGCGTGGAAGAGGTGAACTCCTCATGGACTGTTGTTGTTATGTCTCTCGTATCAGTAGAGGGTATAATTAATCAAAGAAAGCGGGTTGACAGATCGTTAAAAGGTACGTATAGTGACATAGTAAAAACCATTGTACGTAGTGATCTAGAGAGCACTAAAGATATATACATTGAACCTAGTGCGGCTGTAAAACATATAATTGCACCAGATTGTGCTCCTTTTGAAATACTCGCACGTGCGAGAACCCAGGCTGTAAGTGCTGAGTATGGGAGTCCAACATATCAATTCTATGAAACAACAGAAGGGTTTCATTTTAGGTCTTTAGAGAGCTTATATGTACAGGGCCCGTCTGGATTTTATACAGCAACATCTCAAGGGGGATCGGAGAAGAGAAAAGCTGGTATGCCTAATGTTATTTCCGATTATCAAAAAATCAGAGAGTGGCAAATATCACAAGGAAGAGATTCTTTGTCCTCTGCCGTTAATGGCATCTGGTCTTCCGAAGTTATTGAACATGACATATTTAACAAAAAATGGACAAAATCAACATACAATTACCATGATGCTTATGAGGACGAGTATCATATGAATGATCTGTCCCAAGACGATAACCCCTCAGCACCTATTTTTAGTTCTGGGCCTGTAGACAATGATGAGAATAGGGTATCCGATTATGTAAAGAAATCATACCTATTACCAGTATCTTTAAAGGATAGAAATCTTGGTACAGATTCGCACTACACTAACTCTCTTGGTCACTACCCATTCCAAGGGTA